CATTTAAGTCCCATTTTAAAGGACGCTTACTCCAGCCACGGCTGATGTAAACATGGTCAACAGCAGTAACTACATCACATCCGTCTTGGGTTGTGATAGTCTCGCCAGCAGGGAAACTGACCTTAGAAGACAGGGTTTCGGACTGAGGATTATACGAGTATAGTCCATCAGTAACCACGCAGATAATGATTTCCTGCCCTGTGCTGTTGATGTAAGTGCCTACGCCATAGACAGTCTGCCCGATAAGAGCACCAATTGTCTTGCGTTGCAAACCCTTACGGACAGTAGCAACACCTCTGTCTAGTCTGAAATTCTGAGATTGACTAACGATACCTTGGGGCAAAGAACTAGGGTTGTCACGGCTGTTAAGCCCGACAAATCCTATGTCCCCGTCCTTTTGGTATTCATTAGGCATTACTGAGAAACAATAGAATAGTACACAGCCTTAATCTTTTCAGACCAGCGTGTACCGACATAAACGCCACCAAGGAAGGTGACTGTAGCGATGATAAGTGTAATCATTTAGGTAGTGAGATTTTGAGACGGGTAAGTTCAGCCTTCAGTTCAGCCTCGGTGGGCTTGTTGATGAGCGTCAGAGTGCCGAAGTACTTGCCGCCAGTAGGGAACTCACGATAGCCAAGGCAGGACTTGTCCTTAACAAAGGCAGTCCAAGAGACAGGGATTTCGACAGGTTCAGTAGCCATAAAGTTTAGTAGGAGTAATATCCTCCAGAGCCATCAGCGGCATAATTATAGGTGATATCGTATGTGCTTCCAGTCCCGTCATCATAAGTGCAAGTTTCGCTATAAAGAAATGTTCCGTTGCTATACCAGTTGTTTCCTCCAGTCATTCCATAGCCTCCAGTTCCATCGTGGTTGTAAACAGTAGTGGATGTGCCTCCAACTATATTTTGAGTTCCGTTACAAGATGTGGTAATGCTGATATACGCATTACCAGTCTCAGAGTAAATCTCAACACCCCAAGCATAATATTGAACATCCGTAGCGGTTGCCCAATCTGTGTAAGTTCCTCCAGAACCATTGTTTTTTACTTGAACATCACAGAATTGGCTTGGATAGTATGTCGTTCCATTGGGACTAACAGAAGCCCCGCCTTCAGCAATAGGGTATGCAACATCGTATAGCCAACTGTTGAAAGTCCCAGCCGCAGGGTACGACACAACCACGCTAGGGAACGACACTATCTTGCCGAATCCGTTGTGACTAGACCCAGAGGATATAGTCGTACCTATCCAATGGAAGTCAACGCCCATTAGCAAGTAGCGTAGGCGATATGGACAGGGGTGGCGGCTGTATCAGAAATGCAACGGATGATGCCGTTGTAGTTATCCAGCGAGATGCTTTCGCCAGCCTTGACCTTAAGACCAGTCGTGCCTGTGTCAGCAAGGACAACAGTAAGCAAGGCAGAAGCGTGTTGGTTCTGGATAAGAACGCTGACCCGTCTTTCGGGGGTAACAGCAGTAGCAAGGGCTGTAACAGCGGAAGTGCCGACAGAAGTTTCCGTATGCGTAAAGCCACGGATAAAGGGAGATGTGAATGAGATGTTAGCCATTTTAGTAAGTGTTTGTCATGTTTATCCTGCTGTTCTGACCCTGTTGTCTGAGGTACTTGTCGTACTCTTGTTCAAGGACTTGAACAGCCTTAGCCTCGATAGAAGCCGCTTCTTGAACCTGTCCTTCGGACACGAACCAGTTGGCGGCGGCAGACCAAGACATGAACGCACCGAAGATATACGGAATATCAATCTTCGTCCAAGATGCAGGGTGTGAGTTAGGATTCTGACCAGCCGTTGTAGAAGCGACTGTGCAGATATAGAAATTGCCAGCGTGGGGCTTGCCAAGGACAGGAGTATAAGAACCTGTGCCAGAGCCAGAGTCGAAGTAGACCTGTGCTCCTTGGTAGTAGACAACAGTAGGGCTGTAGAGGTCTCCCTCAAACGAAGGGCAGTCCTTGCGGTACAGGTAGTAGCCGTCAGCCTGTTGGTTGTTGATGACCACCCTTCTGGAAGAACCAGAATCGTAAATCTGGTAAGCCATCTGAATAGCCTTGGTCGATTCTTGAGGGTTACGAGTATATACGCCCAAGATTTCGTCCGCTTCTTCAACTGGAGTGAAGTACGCTACATTGTTGACATCAATAGATGCCGTGAAAGGGGACAGGCGGCAGATATCAGCCCATTGATTCGATTCCCAAGCCTCACGCATACGAGCAGAAGCAAAATCACGGAACTGAGCAAATGTCTCAGAAGTGATGTTGTGCCTGTCGTTTCCAGAATACTGGAGAGCGTCAAATAGGACTTTGGAAAAGTCGGTTGTTCTCATTTGGTCAGATATCCGTCACCTGTGAAGAGAGCACCATTTACGACTGTTCTCTTTGCATAGTTTCTTATGGCTGTTTCGGGGTTGTCTCGGAGGAACTCGTCAAGAAACTGATTGTCCTCCCAGCACTCATAGCCAAGGCGTTGACCCCAATAGTGCCACGCCTCAACTGGTATTCTCGCTTTTAAGCGACCCACGCCATCAATGTTGTGTGCTTCATTGGCGTGGTTAAAAACGGCATTCTGCTTTGCAGTTGCCTGTGCTTTTACCTCAGACACTCTCCATCCGTTGATGAGTTCCCTCTCCACCCTATTTCTAAGGTGGGAGGGGATTGCATCAGCCAGACTTTCGATAATGTCTGACATCCTCAGCGATTAGGCTGTGAAGTCAAAGACACCGAAGGCGAGGGGGTTGTAGACGCAGAGTCCAGCAACCGCTTCAATCATTCGGGCTTCGCCACCACCATTGTTGGTGAGGCTTGTGACACCAGCGACATTACCACCATAACGCACTTCGACTTGGTCGAACGGGATGACATAACCAGCGAAGGTCGAGCCAACACCAGCGGTGGCGTTGAGGTAGTGGGAGGGGTGGAGGCGTAACTTACCGAAATCGCCCTCGAAAACATCAACCGAAGAGATGTAGGACGAAGAGTCCGACTCACGATTGAGGGTTCTGATGGCGGTCATCGGGGCTGTGCCTGTGCCTTGGGCTGTCGTGAAGACGAGGTTAGTGAAGGCTCTCTTGAGGGCTGTGCCGACCAGAGCGTCATAGTCTCTGTATTGACCAGTCTGGGAGTAGATGCCTGTCAGAACATTCTGGACAACCGACTCGGTAAGGGCGGCTGTGCCGACTGTCGAGCGATTAGCAGAGGGGGTCTGGAAGGTAGAGGCAATCGGGAGGACGGCATCTTGACCACCACCACCAGCGACTTGAAGCCACTTGTGGAGACCACGGGTGAGGTAGGGGTTCGTGCCGTTGTCGGCTTGAGCACCATTGTTGGAGCAGAGGGTGACTTCCATGTCACGCTTAAGGGCTTGGATGCCCTTGGCAACATTGTTAGCCAGTTCGTCTCTAACGCCAGCAACAGTCGTGATGTCCTGCGTAAGCGGGGAGACACGGACGGCTCTGCGGAAGATTTGGATGTAGTTGCTGAGTTCAGCACGATAGGTTGTAGCACCATCCTTGACATAGTTGTCGTAGGCGGTGACATCCGTACCATCGACTGTACCAGTCATCTTCGGTGTCGGAAGGGAGTCGGCTTGCCATCTGAAAAGGGTATTTCCAGGTTTGCTACCCTTCTTCGCCATAGAGGTGAAGGGGGTGTCCTTAGCGTCAACCAGCGAGATGAGGTCAGCGAGTTCTTCTCTCTTACCAGACGAGAAGGAGGGTTCTGTTAGATTAGCCATATGTGTATATAGGGGTTAGGGTTTGATTACAGGAATCGGTTAGCGATTATAGAGGATAAATCATCACGATTGCCAGAAACAGTAAAACGCTTCTTTGCTACCTGTGCGTTCGCATCCTGTTGAGGGACACGGGCAGGGGATGCTGAAGGTCTAGGCTGGGATGGGGCTTTTACAGGAGCAGTCTGTTTAGACTTAGATTCACGGGCTTGAACGCCACGGATATAATCTCCTACCACCACCTTATAGTCGGGGAACTTTTGGATTTCTGGGAAGTGCTTGATAAAGGCTTCAGCAATTTGTCTTTCCTTTGCCGACTTATCCTTCCACCAAGGATATTCTTTTACCGCCACCTGTTCCATCTGCATATAATTTTGCAGATAATGAGCACGGGCTGGGAGGTGTTCCTCAAGGGCATCAAGGGCTTTAATCTTGATGTTTCGGACTTCCTCAGCAGAATAATCTGTCTCAGAACCATCTTTGTTCGTAACTACTGCACCATCGGGGTTCATCTCGCACCAACGCCTAATCTGCTTGGCTTGTTCAGCCTCACGATTAACTTCTTCAAGTGTAGACAGGTTAGCGTAGGGATTGTCGGGGGTAGGAATCCGTGCTGGCTTGGTAGCCTCTTGCGACAGTCTTTCCACTTCCTCCTTCAGTCTTTCCACTTCTGCCTCGGCTTCCCTGCGTTTAGCAGAGAGTTTGTCGATGCGTTTCTTAACTCCTTTGGGCAACCCCCGTTCAATTTCCTCTTCAGACTTGGTTTCTTCGGTTTCCTCGGAGTCTGCTTCGGTTTCTTGTTCGGTAGTTGTTTCGGTTTCTTGTGAATGAACATCTTCCTCAGAGGTCGCTTGAGCCTCTGACTCATCGTTTTCGTCTGCGGATGAGTCCGCACTCGATTCCTTACCACCTAGGAACGAATCGCTAACTATGTCAGCGAGTTTACTGATATCGAAGGGAGTGGATGTGCCTTCGGGAGTCGTAGCGTTATTTTGTGCCGTGCTAAGGTCGGCTTGATTTTCTGTATTCATTAGATATAGGTCTAAAGTCCTTATAGGTTATGGCAGGGTGTTATAGTCCCAGAACTATTGGTCAGTTACGACCTAAAGAGATTGCAAGCAAGTGCTAACTGTCTCACATACCATTTTCCGATGGATTATGGTCTTCAGAGGGTCTGCCTTGGTCACGAAGGACATCGTTGCGTGTGTTGATAAGGATATCCTTGAAAGCGTTCAGAGCGTCCGCCCTTCCACAATGCCAAGCCCTGTCTTCGCCCTTATGCTCCTTAGAGATGGCGTTAATAGTCTCAGCCTCAATGGAAGCATCTAGCATGATGTGCAAAGCCGTCCAGAGTTCATTAGACTTATCAAACGACATCCCGACTATGATTTGCTGGGGTAGGCTCATTGCATCATTCCTTCTTGCTCAGACTGCATTTGTTCGGCTTGGGCAATCTGCTGTTGCATCTGGTCTCCAGCCTGTTGAGCAACAGGGGTCACGCCTGTGCGACCTATCTGCTTGTTCTGTTGTTGGCTGACAGACATCTGAAGGTTCTTCATGTAGTTCTCCAGCAACGCACGGAAGTTCGGGTCAGATTGCATTGACTGCTGGGCTTTCTGGTTCTTGCCCATGATATCTTGAAGGTACTGCATCTTGGTAGCCGCAGACGGGTCGTTCTCGACATAGTTGGCTTCGTTGCCAAGCATCATCAAGCCAAGGTCGGTCTGAATCTCCTTGTACAGCAACTGGGAAGCCGTGCCTGTGTTAATGATGAGTTCCTTAGCCTTGTCGGGGTCGATAGCCTCGATAGCCGCCTTGACCAACTTGTTCTTGTCGATGACACCGCCAGCGTCTAGCGGCAGGACGAACTGCGTGATAGCCTTGAGTTTTTCAATGACAAAGTTTGTATCCAGTTCTCGCACATCGTACTTCACTTGGAAGTCAAACATACTACTGATAGAACTAATGTTCTGCGGTAACGGCTTGCCCGTGATTGCTTCGATTTCTTCTGCTCCCATATACTGAAGCATCAGCGAGAATGTCATGGCAAAGGCTTCACTCCAGACATCCAGCCAGTTATTGATGATGAACTGCTGGGTGGTCTGTGTCTTCTGAGGCATGATGTTCGGATGCGGCAGACCGAAGTACGAAGCGTGGTTCATTTCCACTCTGTCGATGAGATTGAAAGCAGTACCTGTTTCGCCCGTGGGCGTGGGCATGAACTTGTAGTCATCGGGGCTTGTAACAGGAAGATGAATTCCGGGGGCAATTCTATTGATACCACCCAGTCGCTTCTTAACAAGGATGGGAGGAAGAGTCGTAAAAGCCGTGCGGTCACGAACGGAGTCGTGCTGGGCTTTGATTTCCTCTTGGTCGGTCATCGCAATTTCTGGGACACCACGGGATTCAACGATGGCTCTGCGTGTGCGTTCCCTGCGGGAGATGACAAACGGATACTTGTTGTGGGCATAGCCAAGGAGACCATGCGAAGCGTAGATTTCAGAACCAGACTGAGGGCTAAAAATGGTCTGGTAAATTCCGCTTACTCCGTCTTCATCAATGTTACGACTATAAGCGTAGACGAGTTCAATTAGGTTGTCGCTTCTCTTGACTTGATAGTTAATCAAGGCGGCGGCTGGAAGGAGGTTAGGGTCATTAAACTGAGACTGCATACCAGCGGTATTGACCGCTTGTTCTACGAACTCGTCCGACCATTCTTCAACAGCCGCCATACCTCTGAGTTCGACTTCGGATACGAATGTGCGTCTAAACACTACTCTTGCCTTTTGAATGTCAATAGTTTCGGGCGGGAAGGAGATTTCGTCATAGGGCTTTAGAGCCACAAGACACGGCTGATTCTTAGAGACAAAGACTTCGGGGATATAGGCTGTGCCAGTCTCACGGAGTTCTCTGACAGCCTTTTTGACATCCTTTGGCTTAACTGCTTGTAGATACTGCATGATTAAATCCACAGCATAGTCTTCCTGCTCTGGATTCATAATCGCATTCGGCAAGTCTTTCATTGTCGCTTCTGGGTTCTGCTGAACCGCCTGTTGAACAATTTGCACGATTTCATCCATGCGAATCTGCTGATGTCTTGTCCCCATCTCCTGCTCCCAGATGATGTGCAGACCAGACCACCCGTACTGCATTGTGTATTGAGATAGGAGTTCCGCTTCCCGTCTCAGTTCCGAACGAAGGCGTGACTCCAGTAGCCAACTCATTAATATATTAGAAGTTGCGGAGGCTTCCGAGTCACTAAATTCTGTACCCTTGACCTTGACTTGGCATCGGTCAAAGGTGGTCATCATCATCGAAACAAGGTCGTTGATGGTTCTATCGACTAAACGGCATCTGATGTCAGACGCACCTTCAAACGGGAACGCTGGCTGACCATCTGGCAAGTTTTCGCTGTGCTTTTTGCCGTCATCTGTCTGACCAGCCCATCGAGCAAGGCGAATGTCATCGTTCTCAGCGATGTTAGCGGTGTTGCCGCCATTTTGAGTGGAACGCTGGTATTCGCTATAAAGATAAGGAATATCGGGCTTGTCGCTGGCAAAAACCAGTTGGTCTTTCCCGTTTTTATACTTGCTCATATAAGAATTTGATTAAATCGTCTCTAAAGTAGCGTTTGTGACCGCCCTTAGTCGTAAAAATGCGAACTAGTCCTTTTTTGACTAGGTTTTCAAGCCTAATCCTTCCGAACTTGGTCAAGTGCATCGCTTTCTGACGAGACAAGAGTGCTGGATAGTAGATTTCCATTAGTAGCCTCCCCCACCCCATCCCTTGATTGCATCGTTTCCTTGGTATTGTGGATTCATAGTCATTAAGTAGCGAAGGCAGTCGATAGGGTCTTTGGTCGCACCCTTCTCCCCGTCCTGTCCAGTCCACTCCTTGAGACAGTATATTAGATTTTGACATGATTCGCTGATGTAAAGTTTAGGTTTGTTCAAAGGTGTTATTTCTTGATTCATATCGTAGGAGAAGCCGTCATTGATGAGGGCAACGCCTTGTTCGATACGGATGCCAGCCGCTGGCTGGAAGTGCATAGGTATTTCCCCGTCATCGAGCATCTCAATGAGGGTAGTGCCTCCGTCTTCGGTGACAGCCTTAGAGCCGCCAGCACGGGGGTCGATATATCTTTCCCAAATTTCTTCGCCTTTTTCCAAGTCTAGAATTAAGGCTTTATATTCCGCAAGAGAGCGTCCAGCCCCATTACGCTGTGCTGTACCAGCCTTGCCATCTGGTTCAGCCGAAGGCAAAGCCCATTCGCCATCTGAAGAATCTGGGAACTCACGATAGACATACATATCTCCAGATTTATCGACTCGTAACCAAAGCATAAACCAGTTTCTAGCACCCGCAGGGTCAACGACCATATAGTTCGTGCCTTCTTCTGGAACGCTTTCAGCCTTAACGACATTGACTTCTTGGGTGAATCTTGGGAACTGGCTTCCGCTAATATTATCAGCCCAGCCGTATGCTCTGATTTTGACTTCATAAGGTTTCTTGCCAGCGAGCGTTTTCTTTAACTGCTCGAAAGGATTATACGGGTTCAGTTGGCTATGAAACCACATTACTGCGGCAGGACGGACATAGGACTTCGCCTTATACGGCATCGTCCCTCTGGGGCATCCGTTCACATTTATGTTGTCGGGAAGAAGGGGAGAGGTCTTGTTCTCCAGTATCTTAGCACCGCTTACATACTCCTTTACAACGCTACTGTAACCCGTGATTGGAGTGAAAGTGACGATTAACTTACCGCTTCTGGTAACGATACGATATCTCAGCGTTTCAATCCAATCCAAAGGGACTAATTCATCGCACCAGATGAGGTCAACCTCACCACCTTCGATGACATCCCGCTTCTGAGCGTAGTTCATAAAGAAGCATTGGCTCTTGTTCGGCAGGATGAAGGTGTTGTCTGAGAACCCGTTCTTCTGGGTGTATTGGACATTCTGCACCTTGTTCTTTTTGAGGTCTTTGAACTCAGAAGGAAGGTACTTGAATATCACAGGCTGTTGCATCTGGATGCTGGACTGGTTGGTCGTGTGAAGACACCAGACTCTTGCGTCCTTCGTGTTGATGAGCGTCTGAACGACTCTCTTAGCCGCCCATTCAGTTTTGGACGCTCTGTTACCGCCAAGGATGAGAACTTCGTTGTTCTCCTTTAGCAACTGGTCGGCTTCTTTCCAATGCGGTAGGTCGAACCCGTGCCTATACGGGTCAAGTTTTTCTGCTAGAATCTTATCCTCTCTTAGATTGAGGATTTCAGCCACCTTCTCGACACCCACTTTTTCCGACAATCTCTTAATATCATCCTCGGTAGGAGTGACAAGAATCGGATGCGGAGTAGGAGTGAAAGCCATATTAGTTCTTGGAAGGGTATCTCTTCGTCTTCTTCTGTGTCATCAGAGCCTTCCATGAAGGTTTTAAAATTTTTTTATTTTAGTACTTCCCGATGAACCTCGGATGTCGCACGACAACCCATCGTGCTCCATCCCATCGGACATCGACAGGCATACCGATACCGAACTTCACGGACTCACGGCAGAGTACTGTGTTCTGCTTGCCCTCGATGAGGACACCGATGACACGGGGGTTCTTGTACTTGCAGTAGACTGTGCCACGCTTGACTTCTGGGGAGGCAACTGCCTCTTCTGGCTTGATACCTAGGTTCTCACGAAGGAGGGCGATGCCTATGTCGCTCCACTCGATTTCCCAGAGATGGCTAGGCTTGCGGGACTCGATACGCTTCCAATGCAGACCCTCCTCGTAGGAGGTGCGGAGTTCCTTGAGCAAGTCTCTGGAGAGACCTAGGGCTAGGGAGAGAGCCTTTTCTTTCATATGTCGATTTCTGGACGAATTATAGATATATGTCAAGCGATATGTCGAAAGGTGGGGGCGGCTGGATTTGAACCAGCGTTTCTTCCGTTATGAGCAGAGTGTTCTTACCTTTGAACTACACCCCCGTAAGTGGTGCTGAGGGCGGGACTTGAACCCGCAAGCCGTTGGGCAACTGATTTTAAGTCAGTCGTGTATACCATTCCACCACTTCAGCAAATAGTCTTGCTAGGACTTGAACCTAGACAGAGAGAACCAAAATCTCCCGTGCTACCATTACACCACAAGACTGAGAATCGACCCGCTAGGAATCGAACCTAGATAACCCGCTTAGAAGGCGGGTGTTCTATCCGTTGAACTACGGGTCGTAAAACGACCACCCCAGAGAAACCATCGTAGAGAGGGCGGGGTGGTACTAAAGCGAGCCTTGAGTCGGACTTGAACCGACAACCCTCAGTTTACAAAACTGATGCACTACCATTGTGCTATCAAGGCGAAATCAAAGAGCGACTATGTATTCATTGAGTTTTCTCTGACAGTCAACTCTTTTCTCTACGAACCATAAACCCCTTCCCCCAGAATTGGGGGACTGAGGGGGTGAAGCCACGGGGATTACTAAGGGGTTTACATTTCCTTGTGTCAACACGGAAAGTATCGTCCAGATTCGGCTCGTCCATTACTTCTTCCTTGACGCAAGGTCTTTGCACTCCCCTAATAACCCCTAGGACGCTACGCACTCAGTCGTGCTTCGCTACAAGTCGAACCTTCGGTTGATGCTTTTTAGTATAAAAAAAGTATCTGTTGGGATGGGTATAAAAGACCCTAACCTAAAAAAGTAAAAGACCCCCGCCCCCCCGTGGGTGGGGAGTGTTTATTATATAATTATAAAGTAAAAAGGCTGAGGTTATATAATAAGATTATAAAAAGATTATTATAGAATTATAAAAGAGTTATTATATTTGTAGCCTGTGTGCTGTTACCCATCTCTTATATAGTTATTATATAATTATAAACCTAAAAGGCTCTGATTGTAAAAAGAAGGTAAAAAGCCGAATTAGGTAGGTAGTGAACAGGTGGTCAGTAGTCGGGGAAGGGGTCTAGGATGCCCTAGGAAGCCTTTTGATGGGCTGGGGTAGGCTAGGGTATAGGCAAAGGCTCTATACAGGCTCACAGGGTCACGGAGGCGGGTCTAATCGGCAAACAAGAAAGCCCACCGAGGCGGGTTAGGCACAGGGTGGGCTTGGGTGGTCAGAGGACGGACACGGGGGCGGTCAGCGGGTAGCGAAGGCTAGGAAGCCGACCAGACACGCAAAGCCCGTGAGGGCGATGCAGAGCAGAGCGAGGGCTGTCAGTAGTTTGTACATACGGATTACAATTGATGCGTGAGGATACCTTCAGCGAGTCGCTGGGGGTAACGCTTGAGGAGGTTGCTCCCGTAGGAGTCCTCAAACGCTGGGTGCTTGAATTCTGGATTCAGATTCTTGAGCGTCCGCATAATGTCCTTACAGGTTCGCTCTTGGTCACGCCAGACTTCGCAGAGCGTCTCGTATTTTTCTGAATCGTTTTTCAGCCTTTCACATTCCCGCCAGAGCGTCTCCTCGCCCTTGAGGGCGAAGTGGAGGGCGGTCTCCAGCGAGGTTGCGGTCTGGTGCTGTGCTTGCACAGACGAAGGCGAGAACTGAACTAGGATTTGGTGCATAGGATTTTTGTAGTTAGGATTTGGTTTTGTATACGGCTCGATTGACAATGAACCATTGTGGGTCGAGTTGGTACGCCATCTCTTCAGCCCACATATCACGGGCGAGTTGGTCACGCCACCAAGCCTCCTCATTCGTGTCTCCTCGCTTTCCAGCCTCGTCAGCCATATGAAGGCTGTGCTTGGCATTGCGATTGAGACGGGCGAGGAGGAGTCGGTGATATTCGGATGCGGTCATAGGATTTTTGTAGTTAGGATTTTGATACGGGGAGGTTGGCGATGAGGTAGAGGATTTCTTCCTCCTTTTTCTTGAGACGATGGAGGAGGTCTACGACCTCAGAGTGCAGTTGCGATTTGGCTTTGTTTCTGGATTCAAGTTCAAGGGCAAGACGCACGACCTCGTTGGCGAGGAAGGAGGCGTGACCCCACGAAGCGAAACCAGACATAACTGTGTTCATCGTTTCCAGCGTCCCACCTTCGCAGGTGGTTTTTAGAATCTGGATTTGTTCTTCCGACAGGTGGTTGAGAGACGGGTAGTCCATTTTTGTAGTTAGGATTTGGTGACGGGGATTACTCGTAGAACTTGCGGTCGGTATCGTGCGAGCCTTTGAGGATTTCGTCTTGGATGATGATAGCGTCCTGCTCTGGCGAGGCAGACCTGTAACCACGCTTGCCCTTCTCTGGCAGGGTCAAGCCGAGGTCGAGGGCGGTCTCAGCCAATTCCTTGCGGGCAACGCTGTCCGCAAGTTCCTGTTCTTCCGCTGTGCCAGCGGGAATCTGAATCGAGATTTGGTGGTCGTAGGTGGTGTACCACCAGCCACCCTCTTCTGCACCTCCGTAGCACAGTTCGATTTGATACAAGCCCAGAAAGTATGTGGGCAGGATTTCGGTTTCGGTCATAGGATTTTTGTAGTTAGGATTTGGTGACGCTGGGGTCGGGCTGAGTTGTCAGCCCTTCCCCTTTGTCGGATTAGGATTAGTTGTTCTTCTGGAGTTCCTTGACGAAGAGGTCGCTGATGCGACCCTTGCGAGCGTGGTCAGCCAGAACCATCGTGGCGTTGGTGGACAGGCGGGTAGCGAGTTCCACCTTCCTGCGGACACCATCGACCTCGTGCGTGGTGTGCTGAGTGATAGCGTTCCAGAGGTTGTAGACATTCCTCTGGCGGTCTTGCTCGTAAGTGGGCTTCTCCCAGATTTCACGAACCTTGTCAGCGACCCTGTCAGCGAGAACGCTACGCTTCACCAGACCATTCAGCAGTTCGTGACCTTCCTGCTGATTGAGTTTCGTGCGACTGAAGAGGTCGAGCGTGTCGTACTGCGATTGGAAGTTGCGGACAGCGACATCGACAGCGTTGGAGGCGAACTCGACATCCACGGAAGCCGTGTGCTTCCGCATCAAGTCGATACCGCCATCCATCGACCACGCTCCGTTACTGCACACGACCCGCAGGAGTCCCACGACAAGGCTGACCTTCATCGAGCCATCGAAGGAATTGCGAATCGAGACACGCATCTGGAAGTCATCCTTCTGCACCTTGAATCCGTGATTGGCGAAGGTGTAGTTGGCGTACATCCGAGAGCCGTCCTGCGTGACATCGAACTTGCGGGTGAACTTCATCCCCTTCGTGTCGAAGATGGACTCAGCCTTCTCGATGAGGTCTTGGTTCTGCACGATGGTGTAGGACTCCGTGACAGCCTTGAGGCACACGCCCGTGTCCTTGCGGACATTGCCGTAGAACGGGGTGGGCGTGCCATCGGGGAGGTGGAGACGCTCCTGCGTGACTTGGTAGAACGGGTTGTCCGTCACCTTGGTTTCGTTTTCTTCGATTTGGATTTTCATATCTGTGTTTTGGTTTTGGGTTGGGGGGAATTGTAGTTAGAATTTGGATGCAGGATTAGGCGAAGAGCGTTCCGTGCTTGTCGTGCGGAGCGTGAATTTCTCCGTCAGACTCCATCGCAACTTGCCACTTGGAATCCCTTTCGAGATACCAGCCTTTGGACTCAGCGTAGTCCTCGACCTTCCAGCGAGCCTCAGCGAGCAGTTCGTCCGTGTTGAAGTTGTAGTCGCAGGGCGGGTTCTCCCAGAGGTCGAAGAGGTTGCTGTAGTACGCTTGAATCCATTCGGAGCGTTGACCACGGAAGTCCAGCGAGGCGAACTGCCTCACACGGAATTCCTGTTTCATTTTGTCGGCGGTGTGCATTGGTTTTTGGTATTTGGTTTTTGGTATGGGTTTTGAATCTGTGACTGCGGACTCGTCAGCGTAGGCGTAACCTACGGACAAGGGGGTGGGATTTTCACCTACCCCCGTGTTTCGTCCTTTGTTGATTCACGAATCTAGAATCTCTTACCCGTAGGTTTCTAGGTTTCTGAATGTCTGCCATCGTGCGGGGAATATATCAGCCTAGCACACGCTGGATTGTCGTTTAGGAATTAATGCCGATGCCCTTCTGGGGCTGGGGCTTCCTACAGTAGAATTTCAATGAACCGAGTTCTGTATCGAATCTTTACGCATCTGGCTGGCGGGCGAGTTGCCCGCATCTTGTGCGACCATCCCGCAGGGCGGGAGGAGAGAACCGATTGACGAAGAACAGGACTCCAAGGTGGGACAGGTGTATTACCGATTCAAGTTCTATTTTCAGATTTCTGCATTTTATTTCCAGAGCCTTCGCCCTTGGAGTGAACGCACCCGCCCGCATAGCAGAGAGCGTGCCAAGTCTCTTTACAGGATTGAGGTTTATTTGCTATTTAGACGCAGAATTTGCTTGTCTCACCTTATTGAGAATAGACCCCTTTTTATTGGGGTTTTCGTGTGTTTCTCAGTCTCACATTCTTTGGGGTGTACAAGCCCTTTACAGGTAGGGGTGAAGGGGTAGATATACCCTTTGCACATACCCCCCTTAGAATCGAAGCCAGACCCCTTAGCGTTGATTTGACATCTTTTTTACAATTGGCTGGAATGATTCTATCCAGCCCGAATCCTGTTATCATTAGTCATCTACTTATCATTATATCTTTAGTTAGGATTACAGGATTAGAGTCCGAATCCTACTTGACAGACCTATGATTAGAGATTCTACACGGGGCATTAGGATTGCTTATAGCAGTCTCTGACCCCCTATTTTGTGCTTGATTGAACGGATGTTCACTATCGTTTGCAAGTCGTTGATTTACAACGCTTTACAACTTCTTGCACAGTTGCCCTACAAGGCTCTTGCAAGGGTCAGCCTAGGGGTAGGTATAGGCTCTTGATACCCCCACCTTAGAATCGATTGTAGAGGCTCTTTGCATTTTTACATCTTATTTACAATTGTGTATAGGGTCTTGGCACGAAGCCTGCTACCTGTTTTCTAATCACGGAATCACAGGTTAGGTTAACGGGATTAGGATTCTAAATCTAGATTCTACTGTGCTTTTATAATTCTATAATAAACCACGGCTGGTTATTTATAATTCTATTATAATATTATAAACTGAGGTAAACTTATAAAGACCATTAGCGTTACTACTGCGTAAAGGTTCTTGATAAAAGCAGTTGAGCCTGTCGTAAAAAGTCTTTCCATCGTATGTGCAGGGTCTAAAAACCCTCACGCTCTTTCTCAGTCTACTTTCCCTAAACCCGCAATCGTGCGGGAGGGGGATACCAAAAAACAAAAACAAAAAACCGATATGAAAAAACTGATTATGAAACTGCTGGGTCTGAACACGCTGGTCTCTGACCTCGCTCTGCTCAAAAAGCAAAACGAGGAACTGAAAACCAAAATCGAAAACCTCGAAAATGTGGTCGAGGAAATTGAGATTCCCGATATGGACGACTACATCGCCTCGTGCGATTTAGACGACAACATCGAATCGTATCTCAATAATAACGATTACGCTACCATCTCCTATGTGGATGATGAAGTTGAAAACAAGGTTTCCGATGCTGTCGAGTCCGCTGTCGAAGACCTCGACATTGACGAGAAGGTTCGTGACCTGTTCAACGATGCCAGCCCTGCTCCTATGAGCGAGGAGGACATCAAGAAGGAGGTCGCTGAAGCCGTCAAGGTGACGCTGGAGAAGATGGTCAAGGCTCTGGCTGACCAGCAGAAGTAATCCGAGGGGGGAAGTTACTAACCCCTTCTTTTTGTTTGACGAATGGTATTACAGTAGATTGATTCCCTTTCTGTTCTTTCACATCCCGCATATGAAACTAAAATACATTAACACGGCTGGCGTTAAGAAGTTTTGCAAACAGGAATATGGTAAGCGTGTAAGCAAGGATTTCCTCGCTCAACTCGATTACTATCTTCAAAACAAACTTCGCTCCGCTTGCTCTGAACATAATGGTGGCAAGAAGACCTTGGATAACGCCCTCGCTGGCTATGTCCTTGGTCGCTCTGGTCGATAGTTGCAGGGGGTAACTCCCCTTTATGCGGGAAAATTTAGGTTCTGTTTCTTGCGGGTGGATTCATCATTGCCCAATAATAAAAGAAACAGGTAAAAGCCATATGGTTTTCCTAATTCACTTTGCTCACGGCAGTACGGATTATAGGCAACGAAGTCCGCTGTTTTCTAACTCATATTTGGTTACAGATGGGTGCTGTCGTGAGCGATTAATTTCAAATGCACCAACCCATAATAAAAAGGGGAGGCTAAACTCTCCCCCGACTTTCCTTAAAATACTTCTTGTAATACATAAAAAACCCTCCACACTTCTAACTATGGACTCGTACTTCATCCACCACACGCCTGTCGCTCGAAAGACGAACAAGGTCATCTCGCTCTCCCAAGTAGATAAGGTCTACATCGGTAAAGGAAACTGTTGCCGATGCGGATGCGAAGGCGAATACTACTACGCCGAAGAGAATCCTAAGAAGGTAAAGAACGCCCTCGAAAAGATGTCCAGCGGTATCTACGAAGTGGAATCAATTGACGACAACATTTTTGAAATTGAAATCAGCAGTAACGCAAAAAGCACCAAGGTCATCTGCATCTACCTCAAATCCTAATCCTATGAAATATCCTCTGGATAACATCGAAATCGAACTCGGTAGCCGTACTGTAAAAGTCAGCGGTCACGCACACTACGAGGTCGAGGGCGGGTTCGCTCGCTTCACCAGCGTAAAGATTAAAGATTGGTCTTTTATGGTAACGCCATACGACCCGAAGGTCGAAACGGGTCTGACCAAGGAAGACATCACGGCTCTCCAAGATTCTATCCTAGATAACTTAAACGAAAACTTTGAACTCTGCGACTACCTCGCTGGAGAATACCTTTCCTAACCCAAAATAAAGCCAAATGAAAATCAAAGATAACCACTCCTGCTGGATTCTAAACACGACCCTCGTAGACAACGAAGGCAAGTGCCTCGACCAGCAGTTCTATCAGCACACAAGCAGTATCGATATGCTCAAACTTCTTGTTGACCGCAAGAAGACCAAGGTTATCTGGGAAACTGAAAAAGGTTCTGTTGTTAAGTACCACCTTTTCCTCATTCAGATTTGCAGTTACGGCTCTGCTGGTGTCCTCGCCAGCGACACCAATTCAGAAGAATTGCTTGAGTTACACGCAAAGGAAGAACAGGCTCTCATCGATGCCCAATCCTAAAATGCAAAACCACAGCATCCTCGTCCTCGGCAAGTCCATTGCGGTTACTGATAAAACAGTATTCCGTGTGGAGGAGTCTAGGAATTCTAAAGCCACATATGAGGGGATGTTCTCCTCTACTGACCCCGTGAAGGCTATCCGCTACTACAACTCCACCTGTGAGGCTGTCCGCAAGGCTGGCTTCCGTGTCCGTCTGGTCAAGGACGGGGACGAGTTCTCTGTCATCGCCAAGAAGACCTTCGCCTAATATGGATACCAAGACAATCAAAATGCTGATTAAAATCGCTGAAGCGAACCTCAAGGTCGCTCGCAGGGAGTTTAATGAAATCAAGAATAACCCCCACAACAATGAAGAGTGGGAGTGGGAAGACCAACTTGAGGAGGCTGGTAACGAGTCCTACGCCTGTGAGGAGGTCGTGCGATTCCTTAAAGCCAACCTTGAGCGAGTCTCCTACATCGAATCCCAAGAATCCAAATGATACTGAACTAACTTCCCATATAAAGTCAGAGTTCACAAGGCTCACCAGATATGGCTGGTGGGCTTTGTTATTTTAGATAATCTTCCCGCCTAAGACACGGCACAGGTGGGAGTCCTTGTTTAAGGCTTCGACCACGCTGTCGGACATATAGCCTAGGACTTCCTTAGAGGTCACATAGCCGTCCTTGCCCAGAGCGTCATAGAGTTCAGCGGACTCAAACAGGGCTTGCTTGCCGTCCTCTTCGTAGTCTTCGATTGTGTATCCAGCAGAGCCATTGACCAACAGGTCAAGTCCTTCGTGCTTGATGTTTAGGTTTTTGAATCTGTATTGGAACATACAGAAGACCCAATAAACAAAGCAGTATTACTCTGTCAAGGTGATTCTTTGGCAGGGGGCAAATCAATGATATCGCCCTTCAGCATAGCGTTGATATCTTCGTGGCTGACCCTAAGCCTATGCTCTACGATGACTGTGGGAGCGTCCTGTAGGGCTAAGACCTTGTCGGTCATAATGGCGATGGCTAGGGGCAACTGACCAGCGGGAATATTCTCGATTTCTTCTAGGAGGCGGGTAGAGCCACGGCTGACAATCTGGGACATCAAAGTCGCAGTTTGCTTTTTCCAAGTGCCTAATTGGAATTCAGAATTGGACTCCATATTCTGTCGCATCGCAATCACAGTCGTGCGGTTCACCCCCGTGACTTGGTTAATCTCCGAAGCCCCAGAGCCGTCCTTGAGCATCTCCTGCACCTTCTCCTGCGTCTCCTTGGGCAGTCGCTTCCCCGTCCGTTTGTGGGTGGGGTTAGTAGATAGGCGTTCTGGGCTTGACTCGTAATCCATAAAATTATTTGTCATTATCCGTGTTGACGCTCGAAAAGCAAGCATAAAGGCTATACGGGCTATGGAACTACTCGCATTAGGCTTTTTCGCTCTGGTTGCCCTGCAAGGGATTTTACTCCTTGTATGCTCAGTCGGTGCTTGCCTACCTACCAAGAAGAAGAAATGAGAATTAAAACCAAAGACATCCCCGTTCTGCGGGAAAAGATAATCGCTGAACAGCAGGGCAAGTGCTGGCTGTGCGATATTGATTTAAAATTAGTCGTGCCGTGTCTAGACCACAATCACGAAACGGGTCACATCCGTGGGGTGCTTTGTGGAAACTGTAATGGCATTGAAGGTAAGATTACTAATCTTGCCAGACGAGCCAAGCGTGATAAAACAAAATACGATTTCGTTGCCAAGGTGCTGTCGTATTGGAATTTCTTTTCTGCCTGTCAGCGTAATGAGATTCACCCTACGCACAAGACGACAGATGAGAAGAGATTGAGACGAAATAAAAAAGCGAGAGAGAGACGAAAGAAAGGTTGACAGGCGTATTACCATTTGTTTCCCTAGCGGAGATGAATAACAACCTCGCTCAAGGCAAAGACCCCGCATTCTGTGCGGGAATGACTGAAGCCGACTATCGCAAAGCCCTCGGACTCTCGCAGTCCTCGCTGAAGATTTTTCACAAAAGTCCAGCCCACTACCTCGCCTCCACGGAGGAACAGGCTGAACCCACGGACGCTATGATTCTGGGTTCTGTCTTTCACGCTATGATGCTCCAGCCCGATGAGGCGAAGAACCTGTACGCTGTTAAACTCAAGGTAGATGGTCGCTCCAAGGAAGGTAAAGCCTACAACGAGAATTTTGCCGTGGAGAACGCTGGCAAGTTCATCATCAATGTGGAGCAGGAAGCCCAACTGCTGGCTATGCAGAAGAGCATCCTCAGCCACCCCAAGGCTTCTCAACTGCTGGCTGACAGCGACTACAAGGAACTACCTGTCTTCGGCACTTACCCCACGCCCTATGGCGATGTCCGCTTGAAGGGTCTGATTGATGCTTACGATTCTAAACTTGGATTCATCAACGATATCAAAACCTGTGAATCAGCATCGCCAGAAGATTTTAAGCGAGCCATCTGGGACAGGAGATACGATTTTCAAGATGTGCAATATTCTTGGTTGCTGGAAAATGCTGGCAAGCCTGTCAATCAGTTTAATTTCATCTGTGTGGAGAAGAAGAGTCCTTGGGCGGTGGCGGTATACAGCATTTCCGCTGAGTCCCTGCTGAAGTCTGCTGGACGCTGGGAAGACCTCGTCATCGAGTACGGGGCTTGTACCTCCTCTGGAATCTGGAAGGCGTACTCTGACGACATCATCGAACTGTCTCTATGAGCGAACCGAAGTTCACGGGAGTCTGGATTCCTGCTGGGGTGTTCCAGCACACCACCATTAGCATCACCGCTAAGGTGGTCTACGGGGTCGTAGAAGCCCTTGACAATGACGATGGGTGCTTCGCATCCAATGCCTACCTGTCTCGCCACCTTGGGCTAGGGGAGAGGCAAGTCCGAAACATCCTACAGGAACTCGATGAGGCTAATCTGATTACCCGTGTCGAGGTCGATGGTCGCAGGGTCATCCGTACTGTCGAGAAGACTGCGATTGTAAATGCTCTTGGGGAGGCAAAGAATTGCCTAGGGGGGAGGAAAAATATTGCCACGGGGGGTGGCAAAAAATTGCCTACATATAACAAAGAAGATAATAAAGGAGATAAAGATACAGTCAAACAGCAGATTTGGATTGCCCGTTTACCCTTTGGTTCTGAGGCTTTCCTTACGGCTTGGAAGTCTTGGGTAGCCTATCGCAAGGAGATGAAGAAGACCCTTACCGACTCCAGCGTACAGGCTCAATGCAAGGAGTTCGTCCTGTGGGGCGAAGCCAAGTCAATCGCCAGCATCGAGCAGTCCATCAAGCAGGGCTGGCAGGGTCTCTTTGAACCCAAGCAAGTATTTGGCAAAGGTAATACAAATGTCTTGACCGCCAGAGACCACGAAGCATTCTAATAGCACTATGAACCCAGAAGTAATCAATCGCCTTGGCTATGGGGCTTGGGCTGAGAACATCATCGTGAACTACATCGAGGACTACAGCGATGTAATCAAGTCCAGCAACGGCAACCACAGCATCGAGCGTGAACACTACACCATCAATGCTAGTTGGAATGACTGCTCGCTCTCGATTACTGTCCGTGCCTATGTGGACGGGGACGGATGGCAGACCTTTGACCAGAACATCAAGATTAAATAATATGAAACCCGTATCCCTAGAAGTGTCTATGATGAAACGCATTGGCGAACTCAACAAGGAGAACGCTTTTCTTAGGTCAGAGATTGAGCGACTGAAGAACAATGTCGCTTACCTTGACAAGAAACTTGACGAAGAACTAGACAGGAAAAACAAATGAGCGAGATTGCCTGTCATTGCGGACGCAGGGGTGCGTTGTTCGCCAAGAACGATGGCTCTCTGAAGTTGGTTCGCTGGCATCATTGCCGTGAGCATCTGGACAAGGAGCGAGTTGCCTACGCTGGGCTGATTGACTCGACCATTCCCCCCGCCATCCCTCAGATTTTCTTAGATACGGATGTGACCCGCCTCCACCCCAAGATTCAGACTGCCCTCGATTGGAAGCCCGAAGGGGATGTCTCTGGACTCCTCCTGCACGGCACAACAGGCGTAGGCAAGACCCGTGGCATCTGGGAAATCATCAAGCGTCTCTGGGCTGAGGAGACCAAGAAGGACAAGCAACTTAACTTTGAATTCCTCACGATGCGGAAACTAGAAACTGTAATCGAGAAGGGCTTTGAAGACCGCAAGCACGGCTCTGCCATCGACTACCTTATCTCCTGCCCCCTGCTCATCCTCGATGACTTCGGCAAGGAGCGTCTGACCCAGCGTATGGCTTCTGACATCTTCGCTATCGTGGACGAGCGTAGCACCAGCCGTAGGGCTACCATCATCAGCACGAACTTCAACGGCTCTACCCTTCTGGAGCGATTCGACAATCGTGACAAAGAGACGGGCGTTGCCCTAATCCGAAGATTAAAGGATTATTACAGGGGCGTTGGAGTAGGTTAACTTTCCTGCTTGCATCAGTAATACCATTTCTTTCTATCAGCAACCTATGAAACGCCTATTCGCACTCCTGCTCAGTTACGCTTCTGTCGAAGCAAGGTCTATCATCACGGAAGATTACTTAGACAAGGTCGCAATGATTGAATCCAACTTTAACTACGAAGCCGTTGGTGACAAGGGCAAGGCTATCGGAGCGTGGCAGATGCACGAAGATAGTTGGCGTGAGTCCTGTCAGCGTCTTGCTCGAAAGGACTGTGCTGGCTTCAGTCCGTGGGATGACTTCTCCAAGAACCACAAAAAGTTCGCAACCGACCCTCTGGTCAGCCGACTCGTAGCCAAAATGTACTTACAGATTCTTGAGACCCAGATGAATAACTCCAAGATTAAGGTCACGCCTATCTCCCTTTATATGGCTTACAATATGGGCTTCCAAGGTGCATACAACAAAGACTTCAACTTCAAGTCTTTTTACCTTGACGGCAAACGCAGAGGCATCCTTGCCCGTGCCAACCAAATCCTTTCCCGATGAAGAAAACTAACACCAAGAAACGAACCCGTAACCACGAACTTATGCTCACACTCCGTGTGTCTAAGTCGCTGTTCAACTTACTCAACAAAGTGTCAAGCAGAATCTCAATGACTCGCTCAGATTATGTGAGAACTATTTTGCAGAGAGATGTTGACACACACCCCCTCTCGTAATACTACCTAACTATGTTCACCGAATCACTCTTCACCTACACACCAAATAAAATGCACGACAACAACCCCGAACAACAAGTCAGTCTCATCAAGGCTCTCGTAGCCTTTGTGTCTGAAGCCCAAGATGTCCACGCTGACAGCGACAATCCATTTCATAAGTCACGCTATGCCAGTCTCCAAGCCCACCTCATCGCCCTTAAGCCTCTCGCTAAGAAGCACGGACTCGCCATCATCCAGATGCCCATCGGTGACATCGATGCTGTCGGTATCCGTAACATCATCATCCACGAAGACGGAGGTATGCTTTCGTGCAACGCTCTCGTCCCTGCTGAGAAGGGTATGTCTGGTCAGCAAGCGGGTAGCCTGTATTCTTATGTCCGTAGATACAGCCTTGCTTCCATTGCTGGAATTGCAACTGAGGATGACGATGCGGAATCCGACCGCCTCGCTAAGACTTCTACTAAGTCTGCTCCTAAGAAGGAGTATGTTAAACTCGAAACGAAGCCGACTGCTTCTGGAACAAAGTTCATTCCTAACCCCACAGCCAAAGCCCCTGCTGGCGGTGAAGCCGTTGCTCCTTTCGGTGACCTCAAGGGAACTCCCCTGTCCCAACTCCCGCTGAAGTCTGCTGACCGAAGCGTCAAGTTCGGTGACCTCAATTACTTCGCTAATGTCTGGAAACCCAAGCCCTTCGGTGACAACACCGAAATCAGCCCCCGTGACCTCCGTGTCAAGGCTGAGGCTGAACGCCTCTGGGCTATCGCCAACGGAGACATCGAGCCTCCGACTGTAACCCAAGACGAAGTACCCTTCTAATCCCTAAACACAAATCCTATGTCCCTACAAGCCAAGCAATATAACGACACGCAGTACATCATCCTCAGCGATGGTCGTGTCGCTCGTCTATTAAAGCCCACAAAGATTCACCAGCAGACCTACATCAATTTCATCATCGACAAGAAAATGAAGCGGGTGAACACGCAGGAACTGGCGAAGATGTTTGCTGAAGCAGACGAGAATGGAAAGACCTATTAAGTCCCACGGGCTTTCCTACTTACGCCACGCTGTCAGTCACAGAAACAAGAAACTGAATTACATCAGTCTCCCTGTGGATAAAGCACAAGAAATCCTAGACGCATCTAACGGCTTCCAACCCACGCACGGAGAGTATACTCTTAGGAGTAACTCCGTCAAGGGGGCGGCTGTGGTGCTGGCTATGGATGTCAAGGAACTCATCGAGCGTCTGAACTGCCCTACCCCATCCAAGATTCTAAACGACTTGGCTGAGGCTAAGTGCCGACTGAAGGCAATGTCTGAGGCTGGGGATGTCCTAGCCCGCACCGCCAGCAAGGAAGCCATCAAGGAATGGGTGCGAGCGAAGTCCCTATGACCCTCCTTGAAGCCTATCGCCTTGCCCTCATCGAAGGGCTGACTGCCAAGCAAGCGGGTGCTAAGTTCAATCTTAACCCCCAGAGCATCGCCAAATGCAAGACTAGATATAACCTCCCCACGCTGAGGAACGAGTGGGATGCTGGCTATGAAGAGAAGTTAGGAAAGTTCAGCGACAAGCAGTTGCTCCACTACCACGACCTTCTTTCTCTGCCTAAGAATTATAAGTCTGCCCGTGAACTCAGCGTCTGCAAGCGTCTGCTTCAGAGCCGAATGCTATGTCCGAACTAAACGACTATGCAAAACAGTTACTCAGTCGTAGACCTAGAGGAAGAGTCCAAGGCTCGCACAGAGGCGGTAGCGTATTGGCTGGAAAACTGCCAACGGCTTGGGAGGTTTCTAGAGCCACCGAAGAGTTACAACGCAACAAAGAACGCTGGGCTATCCTTCTTGCTAAACCTCTGAACAAATGGAAACCCCAACAGTAGTATTCTACGAACACAGTTTCGATGACACTTTGATTCAGAGCCTGTCAAAGAATGTTCTCAATCTAGGAAACGAGTGCCGTGCCTTGGCTGAGGAGAACAAGCGTCTCAAAGAAGAGAACGAGATGCTTAAGGGCAGGGTTAACTACTGGAAGATTGAGGCTGAGTGCGACCACGGACGCTGGTTGCGGACGCTGGAAGACCTAGAACATCTCCGTAATCTAAAATGATTCACGAATTCCGTAACCCTATCCCTGTGCATACCGACATCGGCTATGGCTGGCTGATGTATGTGCGGGATGGTGGCACTTGGTCTAACGATATCTTTGCTATCGTGCTGGAGCAAGACGGGGTCATCCGTCATATGCGTACAGACCAGTTCAAGGTTCTACAGAATCCAACTTTTGACATCAAGAACAAATCCGATGTTTAACAAAGACAACAGGTTTGACATTGACCTCCAATACGGGCAAGAGGGTGAACGCTGGCTTATGTGGCTAGGCGTAGACCAAGCAAGGGTAGAGGTCAAGACAGAGCGTGACAAGTGGTTCACCACAGGCAACGCCATCTTTGAATTCCGTTCACGGGGTAAGCCTTCTGGATTTGCTGTGACTCAAGCCGACTACTGGATGCACAATTTCTTTCTCAAGGGAAGATGTAAACACTCTATTACATTTGACATCGAAGACCTCAGAGACTTTCTTCGACTTGTGTACCGCAATCCTTATAACTACGGAGCAAGAATTTGCACAGGAGGAGACGACCATACCTCTGACTTAATCGTAGTTCCAATGTCTCAACTATATAAAGCCTCTCTTCCCTATGTCTAAACTAATTAAGTTCGTAGCCGTGGGAGATAACCACGGAGACCACATCGATGAGGATGTTGCCAAGCAGTTTTATAAATTCCTAAAATGGTTCGACCCAGACGAGGTCATCCACTTAGGCGATAACTTTGATTTTCGTTCTATCCGCAGGGGTGCGGGACGCAAGGAAGAAGATGAATCTCTGGTCGCTGATGTCAAGGCTGGCAAAGAATTCATCACCCGTGTCCAGCCTACTATTTTCTTAAACGGAAACCACGATGACCGCCTCGACCAGATTATCAATGGCTCGACCAGCGGGATGATGGTAGACTACTGCCACGACCTCAAGAACGACATCCGCAATCACCTCAAGAAGAACGGATGTAAGAAGATTTACGATTACCACGCAGAGGAAGGCGTACACAGGCTTGGCAAGATTGCCTTCGTACACGGATATTCCTGCGGTGTCCGTGCCGTGGAGGAACACGCTATCCATTACGCAGAGCCTCAAGGTGCTGTAATTATGGGACACCTTCACAGCATTCAGCAAATCAATGCCAGAAAGCACCAAGGTGCTGTCGGCTTCTCTGGTGGTTGCCTATGCCACAAGTCCCCAGACTACGCAAAAAACAGATTAGGAACTTCTAAGTGGGGGTCGGGTTGGACTTACGGATTCACTCAAGGGTCGGACTGGAAGGTCTGGCAAGCCCACAGGGTCGGTAAAGAATTTATCTATTCTGTAAAAGGACTATGAACAACAAAGACCTACGGGCAATGGAGAAACTCTTTGGCAAGGTTGTCCAAGAAAAGCCAGAGAAAGGATTCTATACACGAAGGGAAATTCAGAAACTCTGGAATCTTTCTGAACCTATCATTACCAAGAAACTAAGCGTTGCCCTAAAGAACAATCTTCTTGAAGTCCGTATGTATAGGGTTACTTCTGGAATGGTAACTCGTCCAATCCCCCACTACCGAATTAAAAATGAGCAAAACAGACAACGAAAAACTTGAAGAATTCCTTGCTGAATTAGACGATGAGATTGTCATCGCTGATGGGCTTGCTCACGCCTTTGTAGGGCTGACCAATACTCCTAATGGGGTTGTGGCGGTCTATTCCACAGAGCGTATCATCTCTAACCTAATGGAGAATGATGCTATGGACTTTGAGACGGCTGAAGAGTATATGTACCACAACATCATTGGTGCGGATGTTGGTCAGCGGACTCCTGTTTTTGTGGATGTGATTCCAGAGGAGTTCTGGAAGTAAGTTTCTTGATAAGCACGGCAAGCAGGGATATGCAAACTATCCCGACTGAGCCTCCTGCTATCCAAGTGAACCATTGGCTGTCGAATATCCAGAGGGAAGCCATAGCCAGAGAACCACCACCCATAACAATAGCCCCAGACTTCTTGAACGGAGTGAACGCAACCACAAGAAGCCCAGTCACGAACAGCCCTAACCCAGCCGTACTGAACTGCCATAGCACCTTCTGCTTGAACTCAGCGTCAGCCCTAGAGTGAGCCTCAGCGAGTTCATAATCCTTTTGTTCTACCATTGCGTACAGGGCTGTGGTCTCATCCTCTACCTTGGATGCCTCTTTCTTATCCTTCTCTACCGCCTTGAAGTCGTTTTGTTTTATAATCCTAGTGTACTCCTCTACCTTAGCAACTGAGGGCTTGGCAACCCCAGAGAGGCGTGTCACTTGGGCTTCGACAAGTCCTCGTACATTGCCTTTATCGAGGCTAGGAACGACAGCAGTAAGGGCAGAAGCGGAATCAGAGACGATATCTTCGACCCTAGTGATGTACTTGTCCTTCTCTTGGTTCTTCGTTTCAACGGGGGCAGGGGGTAAGGGGGTAGGCTTAGGGGCGGTAGAGCAACCAACAAGGAGCAGGGCTAGTAAAATGAATCTCATCTACGCATTTCCATCATAGAACCTGTGCTTGTTTCCCTATTTAAAAACTCTGGGACATAGCCTCCTATAAATGCTTTTGCAGGCTCAGTATTTCCAGCAAGCAAATTATAAACAGTAGCACTAATAGGACTACGAATCTGATATTCTGGGTCAGCAACTTGGGCTTTCATTTCTCCCCACGCTTGTTGAACAGAGTTTCCTTTATTGGAACTAGAGTCTTCATATAGACCAGTTATCTTTCCCATAAAATCCCAAGCAGGGCGTGTTCCATAGATGTCTGAAGCCCCGTGATTTCTATCATAATAATTTTCTCTCGTAGCCCCGTAACCCATCATGCCCATACTTGCCAGACCTCCTACTGCACCAAGGGCTGGGGCTGTGGCAGGAGGAAGTTTAATATTATATAATCCAGAAAGAAGACTTGCAGGAGTTCTTGCATTTACAACTTGAGGACTTTGTGCCATTGCACGAACAGCGGTAGCGGTAGGAGGACTGACGGCTGTTTCTGTAGTCGCTACCTGTCCTTGTTGAATAAACTGAGGAGTGTAAGGTGTTTTAGCAACGGGAACAGGAGGGGCAGGAGGTGTTGGAAGCGGCTTATCCGAAGCAAAGGTACGCAACCTATTCATTGCTACTTTATATGCTTCTGGGTCTGTAGGTTTTCTGTCTGGAGTTAAATCAGTAAACTTTTGTCCCGAATTAATAAAGTCTTTTGTTATGTTGCTTCCCTTGTTATTGACCATAGGCAACGCTTCAACGAACTCATCAGCGTTAGCGTTTCCAAAGACTTCATCAAGAGCCATCCCAACTCGTTCTAACTGTTTATTTCCATAGAATAAATCATCTGCTTTCTGAACACCTTTATTAATCCATCCGTCTTTTGAGCCGATGCCAGCCGCAGGATACCATCTGTTAGGAGGAACATGAGATTTTCCTCCTGCACCAGAACTAAAATAAAAAGGCATCTTTTCTCCATTAACATTGGCAACAACCATAGGTCTGTCGGCATCGCCCGTGAGATTAATTATGTACGAAGTTTTGTCTTTACCGACAGGGATTGCGTCTAGGTCGAATCCGAATTCACGAAGTCTAGCAAGTTGTTCTTCCATATTATTTAGTCTGTTTAATAAATTTACGCTTCAGCCACTCAAAAATATCTGGGGCTAACGCACCAGCAGAGGAGTAGATGATGCCCTTGTACATAGCGTCCAGAGGGGCGTGGTTGATGGCGAAGTAAATCAGAGTACCAACGATAGCACCCGCCAGAGCCTTGCGTACCCAGATGATGGCTTGCCACTTCTCCTCAGTTATGATGAGCCTAGCGACAGCACCTAACGCTCCTAGGACAGCAACTATCCAGCCACCCTTCTTGAAGTCTTCGGCTGTTTCTAGAATGCTAGGGTCTACAGGACTCATTGCTTAGGCTCGTCCCTTTGGACTCTCCGCTTGGCTTGCTCTAGGTCGTTGTAGATGCCGACCATAGCCTTGTAGGGGTTGTAGACCTTGAACTTATCGCCCTGCACCATGATGACATAGCCGACAGCGTTCTTGACCACAGAGCCAAGCGAGGTGCGTTCAGATTGCCAGTCACGCCAGCCTTCAGCGGGCTGATAATGTCTATCAGAGAATATCTTGCTCCAAGAGTGAACCCAAGGCTCATAGCCTTCCATTGTCTCATAAGAGCCATCCTGTTTCTGAATATCGATTAAAGGCTTTTTGAGTTTGTCGAAGTTTTCCTTTGTGGGCGGGAAATACTGACCCCTATCTGCATCAATTAACTTAGACTCTCCAAAGCCAAAGGTATTGACTTGAGCGTACATAGGAAGTGCTAAGTCGTTTTCAATTCTCTGAAGGAAGTCTTCAGCCCCTAAGAACCTCGCCCGTTCAGCCATTTCAGAGTAAAGAAGATTAGAGTATCCCTTGCCCCTGTACTGTTCCCATACACGAACCGCAGGGTCAGAAAGCAACCACTTACCTCCGCTACCCTTCTTAACTTCGTAATCTATTCTGCCGATAAGTTTGTTTCCTTCCTTTAACTCAATAGAGCGTCTTCCATAATCATCGGTTCTCTTATCCCAGTTCTTCATGCTGAGTTTCAAACCTTTCGTAAGGATAGGGTTCTCCTCAGCATATCTGCCAATGAAGCCATTAGTCCATTGACGGCTATCTGTATCATAGGTTCTGTTGCCTTCACCCATCTCGTACTGATTTGTGCTGACCTTTTTTGTGCTGATGGTCTTCTTCTTACCAGAGAGTCTGATGGGTTCGCCCTGCTCGCCTTCCGCTGGCATGAAAGATGTTCTGTCTTTACCAGCCTCGTTGTTCTTGAACGCCTTGTTGACTTCACGCTTAAGAGCAAGAACAGCCCTTTCTGGATTTTCTAAATTCACATCATGTAAAGGATGGTTTATTGCCTTTCCGTTTACTCTTATGTCTACGCCTAGCGTATGCTTTTCTTTGTTTTTAACGCTATTTTTAAGGATATCTAAGATAGCCTCATACTGTTTGTTTGTAGGAACAGAACCTATGTCTAAATAAGTGCGTCCGTCATCTGTGCCATAATCATTGTGGTCTATGCGGATAGCACCAGCCTCTTGCATTTTGCCAATCTTGTCTTCTTCCCAGCCATACTCTTCCTTCATTTTTCTCTTAACCTCTGGAAGCATTACGGCTTCTCTATGGTCTAAGCCTCTTGAATTCTTGAAGTCATCAAACTTTGTGGTGGGAATGTATTTGTCGTTTACTCTCTTGAACCCAGAACTTTGTGAGCGTCCAGAGAAGTCGAGCATTCTTGCGTCTGGCAATATATAGCCAGCCTCATACGGACTGTTTGTAAGTCCAAACTTCTTAATGTTAAGTTCAAACAGTTTTCTAGATGCTTCTGGAAGAGCATCCCAAGTAGACTTCATTCCCAGTTCCCTTGTCTTTTCCCAAGACTCAGAAGGCATATACCAAGCCTTTTCCTTCAAGTAAGAAGTGACATCTGTCTGCGTATCGCCATACCTATCCCTTCTTGTTCTTCCAATAAGAGTGTCATCTGGCTCTCCAATCCTAGTGTTTTCTTGGTCAATGATTCTTTTGCGAATCTTCTGAGGTCTTCCAGATTCATCGACAATCATTCCGCTGAATTCTTTTACGCCAAGGGAGCGAAGACGCTCAACCATTTCAGAGTAAAGAAGATTCCCGTATCCTTCGCCTTCCCATCTAGGATTTACTTTTACATATTCAACAGACGCATCAGTTCCATTGACTTCAACATTTATATATCCTACCTTAACTTCATTTGCAACTTCATCCTTTGGTTTAATAGTAAGCCTATATGTCTCTTCTCCAAATCTTCCTTTTTCAGTATCCTTGGTGAATATAATCTTTTTATATTTTATTGCTTTAGGATTTTCAGAAGCATAGCGACCAATAAATTTACCAGACATCTGCTCTGGCGTGTAAGTACGACCACCCTCAGCATCGCCCTCCGCTGGCATGAAGTTGGGACGATTTTCTCTGCCCGTATCTTCTTCTGAAACTCTGAATTGATTAAGTCTTCCTTCTTCCTTGATTGGTGTCTGAACCCAAGCGTATTTAATGCCAAGGTCTTCATAGGCTTGAAGCCTGTGTCTTCCATTGGAAACACGAACTTGATTAACAGCACCTTGTCCTTCAATAAAAGTCTTTTCTGGGAATACCGACACGACTGGGGCTTCAGCCATCTCTCGGTTATTTTTTCTTTCCCAAGGTCTTTCTTGAATCCACTTAGTAGCATTAGCAAGGCTATTAGGCTTTTGATTCTTTACATCTCTTACTGTATTAGAAGGATTAGTTCTTTGGAATTCGTCATTAAACTTCTTAACATCAATAAGGACAAACTTATTTCCACTCCAAGGCTTTTGATGAGCCTCTAATGGAATTTCCGCTGGCTGATATGCAGTATCTCTATGCTCTCTTTCTCCTTCTGTATTGTAGCGTCTTCCATCCTTGTCAGAAATCTTACGCATCTGACCAGTCGCTCGCATGAACGCATTGTATAAACCTTTTCTTGCGTCTCTAATGTCTTTCAGTTTTGCAAGGTATGTATATTGGTCGATGTTTTGTGCCTCTTGAACGGCTTGCTTTAATGTGATTTCTTTGTTCTGAAATCTGTCAACAATAGCACCACCCTTGCTTCCAAGTTTTAAGATAGCCTCAACAACATCATCGTTGCTTGCTTTTGTGAAATTCTCTATGTTGTTAAAGACATAATCTAATTCTGGAGTCATCATCTCTTGATGAGACTTGCCCGTCTTTAATCCGTATAGATATTCAGTTAACAGTTTATAAGCCTTGTTGCTGTTTGGTTCAAAATCAAAACCGCCTTTTTCACCCTCCGAAGGCATCATGTGCGTCTGTATCTTGCCGTCTAGGAAGTCTTGCTTGATGCGGTCATTGAGGACAAAGGTCATGCCTCTGTCGATAGCCTCAGCGGAAATACCAGAGTCTGTAGTAGACATTGAGCCGATTTCGCCACGGATACCATTCTCACGAAGTTTATTAATTCTGTTGTAAGCATCCTTTTCGGCAGACTTTATCATTGCAACTTCACCGATAAGCGTTCTCAGTTTGTTATCGTTAAGATTTTTAGCCTCATTTTGGATTTTTACACCAACGAATTCGTCAGACTCATGCACGGGCATTGCCATTAACTCAGCAAGTTTGTTGATGGTCGCAGGGTCTTCACTACCCTTGACCTGTTCAAAGTGTTCAAGTACTGCCTTATTAGCATCGTGCAACTTGTTGGTAATCTCAGCCATCTGACCCTTGGCGGTATCAATGGTAGCGTCAGCCAACTTGTTAGTCTGCTTCATCTCAATCCCGTACTTGCGAAGCCAAGCACCCCAGATTTCTGGGATTAACTTGCCGTAGAGTCCCTGTCTGGCATCGCCTTTCATGTGCGAGACAGTAGGGCTGTCATCGGGGTGCGTTAGCGTAATCCTATCTAAGCCGTCACGGATAGCCTGTCTGATGATTCCCTTGAGTCCTGTGAGCGTCCAGTCCTTAGCGGCAGTAAGCGGCAAAGGAGTAGGCTCTTTTTGACTTAAACTTAATTCATGCAATTGAATCAACGACTCATTGTCTTGAATAGATTCAAGCATAATGTCTGGATTGTCTAAAGTATAATTAGTTATGTGTCCTTCATCTATAAGACTTTGAATTCCTTCTGTTCGGTAAAATTTCTGCCGTTCGACTTCAAACTTTTTTATTGTATTAAATTGATTTAACAATTCATCGCTAAGTCGTAACTTTTTCCAAACTTTAAAATGTTTGTCAAAAACTGATTCTGTTTCTGCTTCAAGTCTATTTAAGAAATCGCTAAAACTTGTTGCTGTACCTATCATGGTAAACACATGGTCTAACCCTTCCTGTAAAACTTTCCTCGCATCTTGTCTTGACATAGCGGCATCATAACCTTGAGACGGGAATATTTCTTTTAACAATAATGTTATTTCAGAATTTAATTTTTCGCTATTCCATAACCCTGCTTTTATGTACGCAGTTTTTTGAGTCTCAAAACCTTCTCCATTGCTGTTTTGTACATAAATTCCTTCTTCTCTTGCTTTGTTATAAAGTGTTTTTTGAGTTCTTACATTTCTTCTAACTATAAATTCTCTATCTGGAGTAAGTCTTCCAGATACTTTTCTTTTATCCGTATTATTAGCCTGTACTTCTTCGATGAACAGGTGTCTGTTGCCGTCAGCGTCAATACGCTCCGTGGTTCGGAAGTGAACAATAGTATCTTCTCCGTAGTGACCACGGATGCCGTGAGCGTACTCTGGATTGATTCTAATTGCCGTCTGCTTGTAGTTATCCTTAGCACCGCCAAGGGTGAACCTAGAGGTGTCCATTCCACTTCTTTCCTTAGCACCCTCTTCAATAGTTACCTTGATTTCCTTGGACTTAGCGAAGTCTAGGATTTCGGTCATGTCTAACTTAGGCTGAGTAACGCCCTGTGCCATGTCAATCCGTGTGCCATCTTCAAGGAATCTAGGCGTAGTGGTCTTCTGAATCTTGGACTTCAACAAGTCAACAAGACCAATCTCCGTGGCTTCTTGGAACATTCTGCTACCCTGCGAGCCGTACACGACTAACTTCTTGAGAAGACCTTGGGCTGTGAGGTTAGGGTAGTCTTGGAAAATTTGGGCAAGTCTGGGGTGCAGGGCAGACTTGATTTCCATCGGATACATTGCGTCATATTCGTGATGTGATAAATTTGTTAACTTATCTAACAAATAAGAAACTTTTAAATCTTTTGCATAATGAGGTATTCCTATGTCAATATCACCTAAAGAAGAAACATCTGGTTTAATTTTAACTTGTTCTAAAATAGAACTTACATTTTCATTGCGTAATGCCTTTATTAAACCTTCTTTTTTAACTACTTCTAAAGCATCTTTAGATGGTCTTGAGTAATAATTGCTCGCAGACTCTGCTTGATTCTCTTTTGAGTTTATATCGTTTATTTGTTTTTCTAATGCTTCTATTACACTTTGTTCAATTTTATTATCATCTAAAATCTTTTGAACACGCTTATCTTTGTATCCAACTCTTGACGGAGGAATTTCAGTCGGAGGCACAGCGGTGTCTTTACCCTCAACGCTCTTGTCGAAGGATTCATTGAAGTGTTTTTGAGCCGCACGACCAGCGTCAGCGATTGTATCGAATTGACCAAGCGACTTGCCCTCTGGGTCGAACACCTTGAACTTTTCGCCAGCCTGTTTGCTGATGTTATAGCCCGTAGCGTGACGGATTATCTTGCCACCAGAGGGAGTAGTCTCCTGCCTCATCTCATCTGGCATGAAGTTGCGGGTGAGGTCTAGGTGGGCGTTGTTGTGGTTGTAGTCCACACGCTCCCTGCCAGCGGTACGCATAGCCACGATGCCGTCATTGCTGAAGGTCGTAACGCTGTGTCGGATGCCGACAGGAATCTCAGCGATGGGCTTGTTGATGTACGGGAGGTCAGAACCCTTGTGGAATCCAAGCATCTGGTGCAGGGCATCTCTACGCTGACCGCCTAAGCCGTCACCCCTGTCAAGAAGACGGAAGGAGGGCTTGCGGTTAGGGTCTCCAGACGGAAGGGAGGCGTTGCTGAGGTAGGCGTAGAAGTCAGCCTCCATGCTTGTTCTGTCTCCGTTCCAGAGGTCACGGACTTGAGGGTCACGCCAGACCTCGTTGCCTCTAGCCTCGATGACTCTGAGGTCAAGGGTGTCAAAGTTAGCGAAGGTCGTACCATCGGCTTTGACCTTGAAGTTCACATCAAGAAGTACAGCCCGTCTGTTCTTGAACGGCACAGCCGCACCATAGACACGCTCGTTGCCGTCACCAATGTGGGCAGAGTAACCAAGGTAGCCGAACTCGACCACATTAGAACCCTTGCCTTCAAGGATGTTATAGGCGGCTGTAAGTCTGTCGAACCACGCTCTCTGGAGGTAACCTGTACCCACAAGGGCGTTCATCTGAGCCGTGTTGGGCTTGCCAGACCAGTTGCCGTCACCATCCCTACGCATACCGCCCCTGTGGTCAGCATCAGAAAGGGAGTCTAGAACCTTGAACATCTCCTTGCCCTGTCGGATTTCTTCGGCTGTGTATCTGCGGAGTTTAGGCTTCTTTAAGTTGCCAGCCTTGTCGATGGTCTCAAAGCCCTGTCCACGCAGACCATGCGTCTGGATGAACTGCTTACGGGCATCGGGGGAGAGGTTGCTGATGTCGAACTTGCCACCCTTGTTGATGTTAGACTGCATCCGAATCATGTCCTGCATCAAGAGGTCTAGGGCTGTTACCTTGGCTCTCTTGCCGTCTTTGCCAAATCCTCTGGACAGGGCATATCCCTCGATGTTGTCGAAATTGACGGACGGGTTGTTCTTGCCAATCTTAGCCTTCCAGAAGTCGAGGAACGACTCCTTGGAGGTCTCAAAGACGGCTCTGAGTCCGCTGTATTCGCCACCTCTGAACAGGAAGTCCACGGGCTTGTCCATCACGAACTTGGCAAAATAGTAAGCACCGAACTCCTCAACTAGATGCTCAAGCGGTGTCTGGGTAGTGTCAGCGACACGATTAGGGTCGTTACGCTTCTTGTATTCCTCGATAGAACCCTTGAGTTCATCAATCTTGCGTTTACGGAATTCTTCGCTTTGGTTTCTATGGACGCTGTTGATATAGCCTTCCATGAACTTCTGGAGTTGGGTCGGGTCAACGACAGCCTTCTCAAGCATCTTGCCAGTCTGAGGGTCAAATGTGCCGACAAGTTTCTGGATGAGTCTGTCGGAGTAGTCCTTAGCGAACACAGAGTCTCTCATCACGGAGTGGAAGAGTTCGTGGGGCATCGACTCACGATTGCCCTTAGCCATGAACTTATCTAGGTTGATGTAGATTTCAGTCTGACCAGTAGAGTTCCTACGCTTAGTCCAACCAGCGGAAGCGTCAAACGATTGAAGCGTCTCTTCGACATCCATGTTGCGAGACTTTCTGATTGTGCCATCCTTGTCGATGTATCCGTCCGCTTGGAGTTTCTCCTTAAGCATCTGACCTCTGCGGGTCAGTTTCTTGTCGGAGCGTGTCTCAGCCTTGAGGGTCTCAGCAATCTTACCAGAGACGAGATTAGCGTTCTTCTGGTTAAGGGTGTTAATCATCTCAGCCAATCTTTCGGCATAGGCGAGGTCACCGAAGTGAGCGTTTACCTGTCTGCCCTTGAGGGACTTGATGAAATCGGGGTTGCTGTTTTCCTTAATCTGCTTGAGCAGGACAGCCTTGGCGTTGTCATCCAGACGCTCCCAGACGGGCTTCAGTTTCTTGTATCTGGCTTCGGTTGTGATAGCCTTCTCAAAGCCAGCAGGGTCTCCAGCGAAGTTGCCTCCGTTGTCTCTGAGGATGCCGAGGACATCAGCGATGGTTCTTCTGTCTCCGATTTCGGGGAAGATTCTGGACTTCTCTCTGAGTTTGCCCGTGCTGGGGTCAATTCCTTGGCTAGTTAACGCTTCAGCGTAACCTTTCTCGTTAAACGCCTTGATGACCGCATCGGGGTTCACGACATCCAGACCAGCGATGATACCATCAATCTGGGCTTGGAATCGTCTATCTCCAGTAGCCTCAGCCGCAATAGCCATAGCCTCAAGAGCCACATGGTTTTCATTGCCAGCGTCCTTGAGTCCTTCGATGACCAACTTACGCTGGATGGCAATCTGCTCCATCTTCGTGTTGCCTGTGATGTCAGAGGTAAGCCTGCCAGCACCAGCACCGACAGCACCGAGTGCCATGCCAGAGCCGATACCGCCAGCCATGCCTTCTTCACCGCCAGCAAGATAACCTAGACCGCCACCGATAGCCGCACCTTGAAAAGCACCAGAGGTAATTTCATCGGCATAGGCGAAGAACGGGTCAACAGCCTCAATAATCTTAAGCAGTCCTTGGGCGTGTTTAGAGAGAACGATGCCTTGTTTCTTGGTGTCTCTAAGAGCCTGTCCAGCATAGCCAAGAACGCCACGACCTGTGTTCTTCTGCTTTTGCATCTGCTCACCAAACATACTGATAGCCTCACCAACGCCACGGGCGGTAGTAGAGCCGACCATCGCACCAGCGACATCCCCGACAATAGGAAGGGGAATTGTAGCACCTGTCATAGCCGCAGTCGCAGAAGTCCATCCGTACATCTGTGCGGTTGTCTTGACCTCAGCGGCAGAGATACCAGATACAGTCTCGAAAGCCTTGGCACTACGCTCTAAGCCATAATCAATCGTATTTCTGACGGCAGTACCCATGAACTCAATGGGAGCACCAACGCCCCACTTGAGAACACCACCCATAATGCCACGCTTGATAGCCGCAGTACGGGCAGAAGCCATAGCCAACTTCTCGCCCATGCCAATCATCGTAGCACCCTTAGCCGCAATCCCACCGAACGGGATAAACAGGGTAGGGTCAGCGATGTAGGACATCACCTGTGTCATCTCTGGGTTGATGACATCTTTGTCCATGACAAGGGTATCTTGACCAGTCATCAGACGCATCGAATGCAGATTGAAGGCTTGAGCCTCCATGAACTGCTGGTACTCAGCCGCCTCGTCATCGCCATTGGCTAACAAGGCGTTCTTCATTCGGAAGAATACGCTAGTAGGGTCGGCAGACTGAGCCGCCATTCCATAGAGGTTTCTTGTGCCTTGGGCAAACGCCTCGATTACAGAGGGCGTAAGTTTCTTCATCGAGTCTACGGGCTTGTCATAGATAGACCCAGCCGCCTTAAAAATCTCGTCAAATACTGTGCTAGCCGCCTCGCCAATCGTGCCGATGACATCTGTTTCCTTAGATTTTTGATGAGCCTTGAACAGTCTGTATTGGTCTAATGTCATGTCCATCAGTTCGCCATTGGCGTTCTTCTGAGCCATTGCTCTTGCTACTTCCTCACCAGTAGGAGGGGCTGTAATATACTTTAACGCCTCTTCCCTTTCGTCCGCAGGAAGGCTATCTATGATGCTTTCGATGCTGGGAGGTGCATCAGATGCAGTTCCAGATTGCCCTCCAAGGGAAATATACTGCTTGGGGGATTCGTAAAGTTCAGCCATAAAATTATAGTATTCCCTTTTCCCTCAGATATTGCTCACGAAGGGCTTGGTACTTGTTACCACCTGTGTCATCTTTAATTATAACTGTCAAGCCATGAGCCGCAGATAGATTCTTGATACGCCTGTCAACTCGTTCAGCAAGAGCGATTAAGATGGCTCTATCCTTGGCTTCAAGAGAGAAGAAGTTAACAGCGTTCTCAGTAACATCCTTAATCAGTTTTTGTTCGTAGTTAGAAACTGTACCAACGCCAACGATGTCAGTTCTGAGCATGGCAGAAAGGTTCATTTCTTCAACCAACGCCTTGCCTCGTTCTGTAGGCATCAATGATTCACCAACAAGGTCATTTATACGCCTCAGTTCCTTAATGCCTCTCTTTGCGTCAATAAGTTTAGGCATTTCCTCTTGATACTTATCAACAGCCGAATCAGAACCATTAAACAAGCCTCCGATAAACACGCCAGAGTCTGGAATAAACTCAGACGGAACAAGTCTGCCGTCTGCTGTTTGTTTGCCAAAGACTCCGAGATTAGCCTTACGCATTTCAGCGGGAGTCATAGGCTGAGATGCCTTAATTTGTTCCCATTTTCCGTTAGCGTGTAACATTCTGATTCCACTATCTGTTGTGAATTCACGAATTTCAGATTCTGGAACAAGGCTCTGGTAGAATTTCTCAAAGCCAGCGACAGGCAGTCTCCGCTTACGCTCTGGGTCATTTGGGTCGATTGCACCCATACGGCTGGTAACAAAGTCAGCGACCTGTTTTTGGCGTTCTCTGACTCCAAGTCTCTGCTCTTCCGTGACGCTACCAAGGACGACATCACCGACTTCAAGAACGGGAACTGTAGGCTTTTGTGGAGCAACTGGCTTTGCTCCAACAACATTTCCAGCCATTTCTCTAATCTTTTCGGGTGTAACTTTTTCTGGCTCTGCTCTAGGCTTAGAAAGTGCATCAATTCTTTCTTTGAGAAGTTTTTGAATGGCAAGTTTTCTGTCTGGAAGAATATCTGCACCGCTTTCTGTGAGTCCCAAGTCTTGAATTCCTCTAAGTTTAGAAACGAAAGTATCTAGTTCAGACCTTCTCTTATCAATATTAGCAAGTTCTTTAACAATGGCTTTTTGTGGAACAGTTCTAGAAATAGGGTCGGAATAAATTCCAGCCTCTGTTTCTTTGAGAAGTTTTTCATCTCCAAGTCCGTATTGAGCCATTCTATCTAAGAATCCAATATAACCACCAGACTGAAGTTCTTCTTGTAGTTTTGAAAGATATTGTATTTCAGACTTGTCAGCAATGGATTGAATCTTTGTTCTGACCTTGTTAATTCCAGTCATCTGCGTAGCCGCAGACGCTTCAGCAAATGTGCCGCCAGCAGATGAGGCTGTTTCCTTAAGAGACTTAATTTCCGCAAGCATCTTATCTTTTCTTTTTTGCTCGTAAGGCTCAAGGTTCTTTCTTGTTCCAAAAAGAGCATTAATGTCTTTTTGAAGAGAAATAGCCTTTTCTCCAGCGGCTTTGGCTTCTTCAATAGAAACAGGTTTTCTAACTCTAGACGGAGCAGTTATTCCAGCAGGAACAACCCCCTGTGGTGCTTCTGCTTTTGGAATAAGAACATCGCTTGCCGCTGTGTTGGTCTTTTCAAAGTCAGCCCTAGAAGACTGCTTGCCTCTGGCTAGGAAGTCCTCGATAAGACCTGTCTTTTGAGACTCCTTATTACTTTTAATCAGTCGTTTGTCAGCCGCAATTTGCTCAAGAATGGAACTAGTGACAGCCGCAGGGATAAGACTAGAGTCAGCCTTGGAAGCAGTCTGCTCATAACCGCTTAAAACGCTGGCAAGGAAGTCTTCATCGCTACCCTCAAGTTTAGGATTAAGTTGTCTGACCTTGTTTAGATAAGCCAATGCATCGGCTTTATTCTGTTGTAAAGACTTATTAGGGTCTAATTTAAGTTCTCTTGTAAACTTAGGGTCTGTGACTGTTTTGACACCAGCAAATTGGTCAAGCCCTTGTTGCGTGACTCGCTCCATTTCTCGACCTCTGAGGAACGACCATTCTTGCAGTTGGTTTCCGAAACCAGAAAGGGATGTCTCCGCTTCGTGTGCAATCATCACTCGCTGACTGAGACCCTTGGTGGGTGCGTCTTGAAGCATCTTAGCCTTAGCCATCAAACTATCAAGGATACCAGATTGGGCAATCTCTGGGTCTTTGCTGTACATGGCTATCTTGTCAGCGTAGGCTTGACCAAGCATCTGAATCTTAGCGTTAGCCGCCTCAGATTTTTGCGAATTTTCGTTATAAGTTTTTATGCCTTCGGCTATATTTTCACCAAAACTAGAATAGGCTTTGATGGTCTGCTCTGCCATTTGGCTATAAGCAGGGACGAGGTTTCCAGTAGAAGCCTCAATGCCACCTGTGTATCGTTGAAAGGGAGAAGCCATAAATTATAAAATTAAATTATTTTCCACTCCAGAAGTTAGTAACTTGCGTGGGGGTCATCGGCTTAATTAAGTTTGGAGCAGAAGGAGTCCAACCTTGATTAAAATAAGACATGGGTGTTGCATAGTTTACACCGCCACTTACTGTGGCTTGAATACCGCTACTACCGCCTCCACCGCCACCACCGAAACCACCGAAATCCATACCACCCACAGCCGAACTAGCAATCTTGCCAACAGCATTGATAATGCCAAGTTGCTTGGCGTTACTAGCCTGTGCATTTGCAATAGCCGCATCCATCTGTTCCTTGCGGTTAGCCGTGATAAGACCAGCGTTGTACTGGGATTCGGGCTGGAAGAGTTGAGCACCAAGACCTTGGTTCATTTGGGCTGTTAAGCCATACATAGACGCAGGAGAGTACGCTTGAGCCGCACCAAGCATTGTATTGCCGTACATACCCATAGCCTGTTGAGCCGCCTGTTGACCCATACCATAGACGCTACCAGCGAACTGTCGGGCTTCATTTTGTCTGGCTCTACCTAGGTTATAATTGTTAAGCACTTCTTGAGCAACCGCTTGGTTGCCAGAAAGACCTCTAGCCGCCATAGCGATACGAGCCGCTTGTTCAGACTGCTTCTGTTCTTCGGGGGAAAGGGCTGTGCCTCTGGCGAGGTCAGCGGCAGACTGTTGACCCAGCATACCCATCAGACCGCTAACAGAGGGGTCTAGCGTGGCATTGTAGGCGTTTCTAGCCGATGTGCCTATGCTGGCAAAGGCAGGTTGCATACCCTCAGCGTACTGCTGAGTCAACTGAGCAGAACGGGGCATGGTCTGACCATACGCATCCTGCATTAACTGCATACCACGAATCTGGTTCTCGCTCTGCAACTGTTGCCATTGAGGTGCGTACTGACGCTCTAATTCAAGCAGACGGGGCTGGATAGCCGCCTGTGCGTTCAGAGAGTCCATCATCTCCTGTTTGTAGTCTCTAGGAGTAGGGGCTGTGACTTTCTTTGTTCTTCCCATTGTTATAAAAGGTTGATATATTGGTTGGTTATTTCTTTGAGATTACCGAACCGCAAAGCCCACTTCTTACAGCAGTCCCAATGCGGGTAACGGATTTTAAAGTCTTTGACAATGTTTTTCGTTGATTCTGAATCGAGCGAAATCATATCCATAATACAAATAGCGTATAAATGCTCTTTGTCTCTGGGAATCTTGTAGTTAAAGGTGCAGATAGCGTCATCGCTGGAGGTGTCCTTGACAGGGTATATGATGGCTATCCCTGTAATCTCGCTGTCCCTTGTTTGAAGTATAAGGTAGTCGTGCGAGAACGCCCACTTAAGGTAGGTCTCCGTGGTGATGTCATCAAAGCCGAAAGCCTCTCCACGCCCCTTGCTTCGGTGCGTCTGGACAAAGGACTTGAGGTTAGATAAAAGCATATTAGTATCCAATAGCCATCCAGTAAAATCCATCAGCAGATGCAGAATTCCAACCTATAGCATTAACAACAAATTGCGATGTTGTTTTTGATGTAACGCATAGCGACAAAGCCTTTCCTTCTTGAATAGCGGCATACCCAGTACTAAGCGTAACTGAAACATTTACGCAAGAATTAGGAAAAGCAGTTGAAAAAGAAGTTGTTATATTTGACGATACAGGATTACCAGAAAAAAATCCCCACTTAATAATTAATCCATTTGGTAGCGTAACAGAGCCATTTGTCGCCTTAGAGACTGTTCCATCAACATATGTTTTATTTGCAAGATGCTCTCCAGTTGTAGGAGCACCAGAACCTGTAACAAGACCACCAACTGTAAGATTTCCTGCTATTCCACCAGTAAGAGTAGAAGTGCCAGTAACTGTAAGATTGCCTCCAGCAGTAACAGCACCAGTAGAGTTGATGCTGTTAGCCTCAAATGCACCAGCGACATCGAACTTCTGACCAGCCGCAGGGGTAACAGCGATGTCAACGCCAGCACCGCCAGTAATAGACGATGTGGTAACAGAAGAAGCCGTAATTGGCAGATTGCTGTTCAGAAAGTCACCGATGGTGGCTTCCTTGAGGACGCCAGCGTCATTGACGATTGTAGTATCCGTAGCCTCAAGGGTGTTAGCCGTGATGCTGGGCTGGTCTGTGATAGCACCGACAAGCAGGACGGAGGAATCTACGAGTTGGTTCAGACGAGCACCAGTCACCTGTTGTCCGTCCGTAAAAGTATCGCCTTTGGAAATTTGAGCCATTGTTATGTTTTAGAAGTGTTGGTTTGTTTCTGGACTGTAGCGTAGATATACGCAGAACGAATAGAAGGTCTGAGATTGCTGGAAGTGTACTGAAGTTGGATGCCTGTGCCTATCTTACGAAGACCGACTCGTCTTGCGGAGTCTTCCGTGAACTGAGCACCAAAGGTATCTACAACAGCCGTAATATCGGGGTTAAAGACTTCAGCGACTGTCTCTATCTGAGAGCCAGCGTCAGAAACCATCTCGGTCTCAGCGGTGCTGAATCTCTTGTCACCGATGCTGTTAAACGAATAACGCCTTGTCTTTAATACAGCCGTGATAGGATTAGGCGTAAACGAAGCAGGGGAAAGCGTAGTAGGAATATAGAACGGCAGGATAGGAGTACCTGTGGAAACGCCATATTCATCCCAGTTTAGTTGCTCCATTAAAAAGACACCTTGGTCGGAATCAATTCCATACATACGCCTTTGATTGTCCTTCTTGGCAATCACGAAGTCAAACACATCAAACCCAGAAGGATAAGTATCAACAGACTCCCATTGCTTTAGAATAAAGTTATATACAAGAACAGCGTTGTTATCGACAGAGTTATCCAGAGGGACGGCAAGATAATATCTGTTATTCCAATAGGTAGCGACAGCACGATGAGCGTAATTGCGATTGATTCGTTGGATGACATCATCGATAGGAGACGAAATTGGGTCAGACATCGTGAGCAACTTCATCGACTCTGCGGATGCTGGCTGTGGTTGCAGGAAGTATACGCCATTGTCAGACAGGAAGAACACGCCCCCGCCAGCCTGTACGACAGACTTTCTGGCAGAGCAACCGATATCCGTGGCAAGCGTCTTGATGAACGATGTGGCAGACAGACCATCGCCAGATATATATCTGTCGTTGCCGACATTCACATAGAATATGCTGTTACGCATAAACACCAAGAACTCATTCAGAGTCCAAGGTGCGACACCAACAACTTGGTCATTGCTTCCGTTGTTTATCGTGAACGCATCAATCGCATCCCAATGCTGGAAATCAAGGAAGTTGCTGACCGAAACTGTGTCAAAGTTTCTAAGCGTGTTAGTCTCAGCGTGGTACTTGCCTTGCACAATCATACGATTGGCGTAATAAAGCATACCTTCACAATTAGGGAACTGGTGTCCAGAAGAGGGGGTGGTAGGCAGGGCTATAATAGTGACATTTAAGTCCCATTTTAAAGGACGCTTACTCCAGCCACGGCTGATGTAAACATGGTCAACAGCAGTAACTACATCACATCCGTCTTGGGTTGTGATAGTCTCGCCAGCAGGGAAACTGACCTTAGA